TCTTTTTTATTGTAGATTTCTTCAACGGCGCGCCAAACTTTGCTTGCTTAAACAAATCATTCATTATTGCGCTTTTCAAGGCAGGCATAGCTATGCCCTGACAACAAACCTTTAATATCTTTTTTGTTGTTTGAGTTAGTTTCATTTCGTTTTCAAACCTTTTCCGCCAATTTTAGCAAGTTCTTTCTTCTCTAAAGTTATTATCTTTTTCGACCATTTCCGCCAAAAAGCCGACATCGGTTCTCTCTGTTCGCGAAACGCTTTCATAAAGGTCGCAATATCAGAAAATCTTGAACCGAGCTTGGCTGCTTTATCCATCTCGTCATCTTTTAATATTACAGCGTCTTTTAATTCTTCGTTAGTCATTAAACATTGCCCTTATTATTGCCGCTGTTACAATTGCAAAAGCTATATAACCGCAACCTTTGATTATCGGGTTTTGCCATTAAGCTACTCCGGCGATTGTGCCTTCTCTTCCGGCAAAGTTATCTGAAACTCGTTTGTCAGTTCTTGAAACTGTATCATGTTCTCTTTTATCCATGCGTCAACTTCCGCGTCGGTCTTCTCGTTCAAAACAGGGTTCAACGATTTCGCAAGACTTCTTACATTTATCACGCCTGTCGAAAGTATGGATTTGAGTTCCTTGATTATAGGCTCAAGGATTTCCAACTGTAAATGATTGCTGTTCTTTTCTGTGGAAAGTATTTGTTCTCTGATATTCGGGTCGCTTACCTTTCTCGTTACAACTTCAATAAATGTCTGTAAATAAAACGCGGCGTTCTTTGTCTTTGCCACCTCTTGCAATAACAGCAATTCCTCCCCAAAAGTTTTTATGTCGTAACGCTCAGGATAAAACGTCTTTACCTCTTCTTTGTTTTCGCCCGTAAACTCGCACATCTTTTCCAAATACGCTTGCTCAAACTGTTGCGTTATCTCGCCAAACACTTTTGTTTTGTCCTCTGCCTGAACGTCCTCAATCAACAACGCTTCGCCCGACTTCGCTTTATCGGCTAATACAGCCCTGTTTTTTATGCAAGCTATCCCAAATATCTGATTTATTAGCATATCCAACCGCTTGAAATTCATCTCAATAGCGGCTACATCAGGAGCAAGGTATTTCGGCATCGGGTCGTCTTTCGCAAGCGTGATATAACTTTCATTGCCAAGCTCTTTGTTATAGCTCATCTTTCCGCCACACAAAACTTGAAAATTTATCTGCGCTAACGTATTGATTAATTGCGAAGCAGCATTGTAATATTCTATTTCTTTATCGCATACGCCTGCTATATCTATCTTAAAATAGCCTGGATATTTCTTCGATTTTCTTCCGCCTTTTCGTATAATCGGCATAATCTTTTTGCCGTGCCTGACTATTTCTCTCGGCTCGCCAATATACTTGACTTCTTTGTCGTTGGCGTTCGGATAATAAAATTCGCTTACCAACCCCGGAACATACTCTTGATAGATAATCTTTTCTTCTTCTTTCCCGCCGTCCGTTTTTACTAATGTTGTTTTGTTAGTCTTTACAATCACCCAGTCAAGATTGCCAAAAACGTCCTCCCGAAAGTTAGTTATATGGCTCGGAGAATAAATACGAACATAAGGACGGATGTTTTGAGCTTCTTGCTCCGCTTTTGTCGTGATGTCTTCGTTTGCATGCGGCTCGTCGATAATTCCCCATACCTGCGAGTAAGAAATGGCTTCGGGCAAAATTTCTTTTTCCCGAAACTCTTTTATTGATTTGCCCGTGAGGTCAATGTCGAGTTTTAGCTTTTCCAACTCGCTTGGCAGTTTAACGTCTATAAACGCCCGCAAGAATGTCGCAAGCCAACGCTGTACGATAGAATCTGTCCAGCCGTCAAAACTTGTTAGCCTCTTCCGAAATTCGTATTTTTTTACTTTTTCTATCGGATGTCTTACCAAATATTCGAGTATCGCCGGCTTCCCCTCTAAAACGCTCTCGACTTTGTCAAATAATCCCAAATATGTATTATAATACTTATGATAACTTATTTTCTTCATATTTTCCTTATCCTTTGTGTTCAAATCAGTTTGCTCTCTAAATAATTATTATATCAAAACAAAACCGCTTTGTCAAGCGTTTTGTTGAAAAAAACTATAAAAAGAGGAGACAAACTAAAGAACGATATGCCTTAGTGCTTCGGCTGTATCGCTCATGCTCGGTTGCCCAATTTCCATCACGGCATAACGTAGCCCCGCAAGCAAGTCCGGCTCGTGTCCTTGCGGCTCAGGAACTATCTTTAAATTCCCGTCCGCGTCAAGCTCTTTCTTGTCCTCTTTGAAAAACCAGTTGTTTGCCGACCTTATTAAGTTATCGCTCCCCTTGAGAAACTTCAAGTTATAGCCCCGCACCAAATTAATACCAGCCAACTGCGCGCCTTTTACTGTCCTGCCCTTGACTCCCTCTACATTATACCCGTAAAACCTTAAATCGGCTATTTGTTTTGCGCCTGAACTGTCGGCTATTGTTAATCTGTTTTTGTCCCATTCGATTTCTCTAAACTTGTCCGCAACCGATTTTTTGTCCGCGCCTCGTATCGTTTCCGCCATCAAATCCGTTTCGCAAAACACCTCCCGACAATACAAATCATTTCCCTTTACCCTAATATCAACAAGCCCTGTGGGGTCAGGCGAATTGCCAAAGTCAAGCCCCGCAGGCGCAACTTCCGCGTCTTCGGGTATCTCGTCAACTATTTCAAACTTGTATATCTGCCGCTCTGAATAAAAACCAGTTAATCCCAACCCATAAATCCTGTACCAAACTTCGTTGTCTTTCCTCGACTCAATATACTGCCGCTCCCAATCGGGTATCTTTTCGTTGTCATGCCACGTTGTTACTATCAATTCCGAAACAGAATTGCCGTCGTCATCTTTCAACTTCGGAATTTCCGTGTGCATCCACCCCTCTCGGTCAGGGTTGAAGTCTATATATACGTCTTCTCTTGTCCTGCCTATGAAAGAACTCGCGGATTCCCACCCGATTTTGTTTGCCTCGTTGATGTAAAGTATATCACGACGCTTTGACTTCCCGATTGTCTTGTCCCCTAAATGCCGAAACTGTATTATGCTATCATTGACTTTTAAATCATGTTTCGATGCATTCCAATCTTTCTCAAAATCCCACCCAAGAATGTTGTAAATCTCTTTGAAGTCTTGAATTGCACCATCTTCAAGATTGGGAAAACTGTCTGTCATTATCGTTATCAGCAGCCGCCTGGCAACCGCCTTGAAAAGTAAAATCATCGCAATCGCCCAATTCTTCCCACTACCCTGACCACCCTGCACAACTTTGATTTTTTTGTCAATCGAAAGTATCTTATGGTAACAAGTTGTCAAAAACAACGCATTCTCTTCACTGTATCCAGCCGTCATATATCTTCATGTTGCGTTTGCTCCTTATGTTATCTCCTCAAAATCACTGTCGCTTTCTATCTCGTTTATTATCTCCCGCATTAGCTCAATCACTTCTTCCGAATTGTCTATGCGATACAACTCCCGCCGTGAATTATACCCGAAATTCCCGCTCCCGAAAAAACTGTAATAGTTCCCCTTATCCGTCCGCATTACCGCCCCTCTCATTCCCGAATTCGCGTAAGCAAGCCTTACCCCTTCGCATTCTCGAAACATCTCTTTCACGAGCCTGTCAGAAGCCTTTGCGCTGTTGTTTCGCAAGTTAGATATTAAAACCGTCGCTTTCTTTATTCGCCCCGACTCGATTAACTCTATTATCTTTTTCGCCCCCCTCAAATTAACCGAAAACATAAAAAAATACGCCTCTTCAATTATCTCGTCCCTGCAAATCTTTTCAACAAAAGCCGCAGCGTTAAGTTTACGATTTACCGCAACAAACTTCGTATAGCCTAACTCAGGCAAGCCTAACTCGTCCAATTTTATTATTATCTGCGAGTCTTTGTCAGTAAACACGTCAAAAACAATGTCATCCCCCAAATCCTCAATTGCATTTACATCAAAACTTAAATCTATATCATTCATCGTTTTGCTTTTACTTCTTTTATCCAACTTTCGTGAAATTCAAACAGTTGCTTGTCATTGTCAATTACATATTGCTCTATTTGACTACCCATGCTCATATTGGCGCTTCCTTCTATACAATAATAATTGTTTTCACTCAAAATCAACGTCCAACGATAAATCTATCTCTTGCATATAACTAAACCCTTACAAGTATGCTGCAACCACCTATCGCGTTCTTCCGCAATACGCATTCCCGCCCGTCAAACTCGTACCCCTCCACAAATAGCTCCCCGTCTTCCGCCATATAGCTCATCGCACGCTCATTGTAAATCTCCCCGTTCTTCTTGGTCTTACAGCTTATATTACAATCCGCCACATCCCCAGACTTAAAATCGACATGAATATCAAAATCCGTTATCTCAAACTCTTTCCACCACATATCACTCATTGACTATTTCGCCCTTGCGTTTTAATATCCGGTCTCTTCGGGAAATAACGCCACGCGGTATTTCTGTATTCTATCATAACTTAAATCCTTAAACAACACAGGAATATTATCTTCACCCAAAACAACCCCAATCCCATCACTTAAA